ACCAGTACTACAACAAGACGGAGTGTGTATATTCCCGCCCGAGCTGGAAAGGGCGGATAGAGTTCTTCGGCGCTGATGACTCAGCTAAGGTGAGAGGCCCGCGGCGTGACATCCTCTTTATGAATGAGGGTAATAACATACCCTGGGAGACGGCGCGAGGTCTGGACATCCGCACTTCACGCTTCACCATCGTGGACTGGAATCCGGTCTCCGAATTTTGGGCACATGAGTTCTGGATCAACCAGCCGGAGAACGCCTACTGTCACAGTACATATCTTGATGTTAGAGATGTACTACCTCAACAGATAGTCAATGACATCGAATCATACCGGGACAAGGACCCGAACTGGTGGCGTGTTTACGGCTTGGGACTAATCGGTAAAATAGAGGGGCTGGTGCATCCCTACTTTGAACAGGTGGATGAGCTACCGGAGGGCTTTACAGTCTACGGCCTGGACTGGGGATTTTCATCTGACCCGACCGCCTTGGTGAAGAATGTTATCATCGGCGACAAGCTCTATAGTAAGCAGATGATATTTGAACCCGGCCTGACTAATCCGCAGATTGCGCAGCGCATGGAACTGCTTAGAGTCCGGCAGGAGCCGATATACGCTGATGCTAATGAGCCGAAGTCAATAGCCGAGATAAAAGATAAGGGCTTCAATATCATGGAAGCCGTCAAAGGGCCGGGCAGCGTGGAGTTTGGTACGCAGCGGGTCAACCAGTTCTACCAGTATTGGACGAAAGACAGCTTGGATTGTATTAAGGAGCAGCGCAACTTCCGGTACATCAAACGTATTGTTCAAGGCCGGGAGATATTGACAGAGGACACAACTCATCAGTGGAGCCATGGCATGAGAGCCAGGATGTACGCAGCGGCAACTGCCAGGCAGGGGGCAGGCAACAAGCCTAAATCAAAGCACTCCGTAGCGATATAGGAGATTATAATGGCAGAGTATTTACAGCAAGTCAGGGACAAAGAGGGCGAACTCCAGGAACTTTATAACCGCATGGACACTGACAAGGAATTAGCGCAACTTGCTAAGTACGTCATGATAAACGCTAAGGATAAGCCCGTGCCGGATGTGGTTAACGTCACCCTTAATAAACCCGCTGTCTTCCTGGCCAACGTGGAGTCTGCCCTGAATAACGCTATCGAGCAGGTGAGCATTGTAACCGAGGACAACAAGGTAGATAAGGACCATATCGCTGACTGTGTGAGGGCCGGGTTTGCTTCTGCCAACAGTAGATTAAGGGCACAGGGTAAGTTTCCCATTAACCCGTTCATAGACCAGCAGATGTGCCGGCGTGGTAGAGGTGCTGCACGTGTCGTCTTCCAGACAGTCGATACCAAAGACGATAAAGGTAAGACGGTCAGGGGAGTCAAGCCCGATATATCACTATGGGATAGCCGGTTCGTGGCCTCAGATATTGGAGAAGAGGGGGGATGGGGTTCCTATCGCACTATCAGGTCAAAGGGGGATATAGAGAAGGAATGGCCTCCTGAAGAATACCCAGGCGTTAAAGTCAGCGGTAAATCAGCCGAAGTGGTTGACTATTGGAACAATGAGGCTAATGTGGTTTATATCGGGGGGAAGCAGGTTTTCGAACAGCCTAATCCCTTTGGATACCCGCCAATATGTACTCAAATAGTGACGCTTGGCTCGATGCTGGCCGATTCTGATGCACTCAAGTATCAAGGAGAGTCGATCTTTTTCCTGATACGGGACTGCATACCTGAGTTAAACCGGCTTTTATCTATCATGCAGACGCTCAACATGATCGCTATTAAACCTCCGAAGGGATGGGCGAGCAAGGAGGGTCTACAAGAGGCACCGGAATACAATGATGTGATTGCTCCCGGAAGCATTACGACGCATGAGATAGGCGGTGGTGTTTCCAATATTGACTTCGGAGACCTCAAGAATGCTACTATCTATGCCCTGAATGTAATAGATAATGCCATCAAACAGGGGAGTCTGGAGATAGTGGATGTGGGGAATCTCCCTGGTCCCATGTCGGCGGTTGCCCTAATTCAGATAGGTGAAGGACGAGACCAGGTGTTTCTTCCACGTCTGGCGTCCAGGGGGTTACTCAATCAGCAGATAGCTGATATGTTCCTGCGTCAGATAATGAACTCAGGGGAAAGCACGGTACTACTAGGTACTAAGGGTAGGCAGAGGACATTCAATGTAGTTAAATTACAGGGTGCTTACGAGGTAGAGTTCAACTACTTCGTCAAGTCCCCCAAGATAGACATAGCGCGGTACAGTGTGGCGCAGGTGGCCGAGAGATATTTGGATGAAGAAAGCATTTTGAAGGACGTGTTGCAACTTGAAGACCCTGACGGCGTGCTACGGCGCAAGCATTATGACCTTGCGGCTAAATTAAGTCCGCTGGTGCAGGCCAGGCGCATTATCAAGTCCCTTTCAGATATGGATGATGATGATGCCCTACTTGATGCTGAAATACTGGCGGCGGACATGGGATTACAGGTGGAGAAGGTGCTGGCTGGTGAAATGACTACACTACAGCAGCCAGAGCAACCGAAGGAAGCCGGTCAGCCGTTACTCCCATTGATGAATGAAGGTAGTGCGGCAGGAAGCGCAAGGAAGGCGGCACAATTACAGGCTACACCGCAGGAAGGTGAATAATGGTTGATAAGTTCATATACGATAACTGGAAGAAACAGATAAGGGACAGGATAAACAGGCCGAGGGGTACTGGCACTGTTGCTCGGCCTCTGATAGCTAACCTTAAGGGTATGGGGCGCAGGGGTACAATATCGCCATTGAAGCCACCGGAGATTAAATAATGACGATGCCGACCAACCTCACCAATTCAAGAAAGAAACTCAAGCGCAAGACTCCCTACGAACTGGCTTTGGAGTCTATTGAACCGTTTAAGGTAGATGAGAGAAATTACAACATTAATGCCGCTTACGAGGCCGGCATTTCAATAGACCTGCTTAAGCAGCTATTCCCTGAAGATGTTGTCGGGCAATTGGAGCGGCCGCAATTGGAAACTTCCCCTGATTGGGAGACGATACCGGAATTGCTTCCTGTGGAGAAACTGGCCGGGCCGCAGTTGCGTTATGAAGCACCGCCGGTTATTTCTGAAATAGCCCCGGAACTTGATGAGCAGGTATTAATCCAGCAGGATATGGAGGCGCAACTTAGCCGCAGGATGTGGGAGATAATGGTGCTCCCTAACCTGCCCCAGGAACTACAGCGGGTTTACGGCACAGTCCCGGATGAAGACTTTGCCGGGTTGCTGGAGACTTGGAGGGAAGAGCAGAAGTCCAACATAGCATATAACTTGGAAGCGATCATGCCGTCTCTATTTGAGAACTTCACGCCGGAGCAGAAGACCGCTACTGCCATGAGCTTCGTGCAACAGCTCCAGGAAAACGAGGCCGCACAGCAACTATTTTTTGAGAAAATAAGTAGCTTCGGACGCAGGGCTGAAACGGAGTCACTTCTCCGAGTCCTGATGCCTGGTATTACCGAGCGTGACATAAAGATTATCTTTGGTGAGAACGTCATCCCCCTGGAACAGTTGTCCCTTGCCATTTACAAGGTATCCGAGCAACCGATGGAGGATGTTTATAACTATGGCTTAAAGGATCCCGAAGGACTGAGGATGGCGATGCGCTACGAGGGGCGGAACGCTGACACAGAGGCTATGCTCAAGTCTCTTTACACTGAAGAGATAGTAACTGAGAACTTCTTGAAAAAGTATTTTGAAGAGACAGTGGCCGATAAGTTCGTTCAGGGGAATTGGCTACCGCAGACCTTACAAGATTATATTTGGGACCCGGCCATGCAGGGTGTAGGTGGAATATTAAGTGCCACTGGTGGTACATTCGAAAGGTTCGGAAATGATGCGTTAGCCAATGAACTTAAACTGGCAGGCGCATACAGTAATGTTTACGGTAAAGATATACCTTATGCAGCAAGATATTCTCCCGGTTGGTTTGCACAGAATTTATCTCGTATGGCTCCAATGATGCTTTCAATGATGGGTTTATCTATCATAACTGGTGGAGTTGGTGGAGCTGTCGCACAGTCTGCTGGAGCTGGTAAATTCCTTACATGGGTTACAACTTCGGTAGCCTCTAACATTGGTGGCACGCTTGGAGAGAGCATGCTTGAAGCGGGTGAAGCCTACAACGAAGCAAAGAGGCGTGGGTTCACCGATGAAGAGGCGACCGCCGTATTCAATAAGGTTGCGCTAGGGAATCTTGGAGGATTGTCATTATCTAACACTCTTCAATACGCCTTGTTTTTCGTTCCTGGAGGGAAAACTGCATCATTCATGGCTAAAGCATTTACATTTGGTTTTGAGGTTGCCACACAAAGCGTTGAGGAAGCTGGTCAACTGTATCTTACCCGTGCTGCGCTTGACGACCCGCAGGTATTCGACCAAGAAATGTTGGACAATGTTGTTCTGGGAGGCGTGGGAGGTTTTGCTTTTGGTGGTGCTACTACGGTGCATACCCTTATCCAAGACAAGATAGTGGAGAAGATGAACCCCGATCAATACGACAATTTGCGTAAAGATATTGTTGGACTGATAGGACAGGGTATGACTCGTAAAGAGGCCGAGGAGAAGGCTTGGGATAAGTTTTCTGAAACGCCAGGTGCTAAGGATGCGATACAGGCTGCTGTTGATGAAGTGCGAGCTGAGGAAAAGTTGGAGGCGGAGAATCATATGTCGGAAGTTATAGCCGCCGTTGATGAGATAACAAAGGCAACGCCCGTTAGCCAGAAGGTAAAGGATTTCGTTAAAGAGTTCACGACAAAAGGTGAAGAGGGATTTATAGGATTACCGGGTGGAAACCTAGATAAAATCAAAGCATTAGAGGTTGAAAAAGCAAAACTAATTCAAACAGTAAATAAAAGTAAGCAGAAATTCGGTACTACACCAGCGGAGAAAAGAATTGCCGAAATAAACAATGAGATTGATAAATTATCTCAACCAATCCCTACTACCGAAGTGGTACAGGCGGGACGGGCAGAACTGAAACCTGAATTGCAAATTGGCGATAAAGTGCAAGCAGGGAAAATGCAACCTAGTGGTGAACCTTTAACTGGTGAGATTGTTGGGGAAACAATTTATAAAGGTTTGCCTGCGTGGGATATTCAGCGTGATGTTGGCGGGGTTATACCTGTAGCAAAAAACTCTCCAGAACTTATCAAGCAAGTCCAGCCAGTAGCACCAAAGGCCGAGGCCGCTTTCGGTGAGGCTGATGCGGGACTAGTAAAAGAACCTTGGGAAATGACAAGCAAAGAGTTTAATTCTAAATACCCTGAATTAAAGTCATTGACGAAGCCTGAACAACAGAAAATCTATGACATCATCACTCAGGAGAACTTAGATATTACTGGGGAAGAAGGAATGGGATTTAAAACATTCCTGAAAGATTTTTCCGATTTATCGTTTGATAGGGAAACAGGTGGTATTTTTGACCGAACACATAAGCAGATGGTGATAGAAGCCTATAAAAGAGGTCAAGATATACCTGAAAATGTAAAGATTGAATATGCTGAAGATATTGCCAAGATAGACGTACAAAGAGCTAAAGGGAAACTCTTAAAAGAGAAAAGACAATTAGCAAGAGGTAAAACCCCAACTCAACCCCCACCAGTCGCACCAGAATCGGTAACAGAGGGCTTGGAAGAGGTAAAGGGAGAGATACCAGCGACACAGCCAGAAGTGGTTGAACCTGCTGATGTTGAAGTAATGCGACAATTAGACGAACTCTCCAATATGAGCGACATCTGGAGACAGAAACTTGCTACCTCCGAGGAAACAAAGGTCGCACTGGCTAAATTCGTCAGGGAGAATCTGCCCCCCGATGTTAGAGGAAAGTTTATAACCGCCGTAGCCAAAATTAAGACTGATGCGCAGCTTCAGACACAGATAACTAGAGTTCAAGAGTTTGCGGAGCAGAACGCCCAGAAGGTATTAAAAGCAGAAATTGCAAAGGAACTCAAGAAGGCCACGGCCAAGATAAAAGACCATATTCTCAAGGGTAAGTTCACGCCGGAAGTGCAAGAGCGCCTTAACGTTATCACCCATAATCTGAACATGGATAGGGACATGGCCCGGGAGAAGATGGCCGAGAATATTCAGAAGTACGAAGACGGAGAGCTGTCTTATGAGGATATGCTCAAGGCGAATGAGGTTTACAACTTCGCCGGTATAGACGGCATGACATCCGAAGAGCTTGCCGATACACTGGATTACATCAAACTGCTTGAAAATGTCGGCAGGTCTGAAAGACAGGCCAAGCAGGAAGCCCATAAAGAGAAAATCAAAACCACTGTTACCGGCTTCATTAACATTCTGACCGGCGGTAAGGGACTAAAAACCGGCGTGGGAGCCGTATCACGCAAGCAGATGGCGGTAGAACGGGGAAAGATAGCCGCTGGATGGGATAAATTTACAAACTGGCAGTATTCGCTGGATAACTTGGCTGACAAATTGAGCAAGCTCGACCCGACCTCCAAGCCCTACCAGAGCCTTATCAATAAGTTCGTGGCTGATGCGCACCGGGCAACGGCGCGTCAGGCAATAGGCGTGAAAGAGGCTTACGCTAAATTCAAGGATTCAGTTAAGGCAATCTATAATGTCAAGTCCACACATGACATCAACCAAGTGCTTAACGGATTACAAGAAGAAGTAAACCTAGGGACATTTGACCTGACCACAGAATACAAGGCCAATCATCCTGAATCTGCAACCTTTGGTTTGTTGTTGACCCGAGATGAGATGATAGCTAAGTATTTGCAGATGCAAGACCCTACGCTCGATAACACCTTTACCACTGGCATGGGATGGTCGCAAAAGGTCAGAGATGCGGTCGAGAATAGCCTCACTCCGCAGGAAAAGCAGTTGGCCGATTCAATCTTTACCTTTTATGAGGAATATTATAATTCGGTCAATGACATCTACAAAGAGCTTTACAACGTGAATATGCCCCATAATCCGAGATATTCCCCCATCAGGCGGGACTTTGAGGGGTCGGTGACAGAGCAGATTCTTACCTTCCAGGATGCTTCACAATACGCTTCGGTTATCAACGGTAGCCTGAAGGCAAGGCAGAAGAATATCCGGCCCCTTAAATTCAACGGGGCTACTCAGATACTTTCTAACCACATCGACCAGATGGAGCACTTCAAGGCTTTCGCCAAGACTATCAGCGATATGCGGAGGGTGTTCGGTAATACACAGGTCAGGCAATCTATAGAGCAGTATCACGGCAAAGGGATAATAGACCTGATAGATAAGTTCACCAATCAAATGGCGAGGGACGGCGTGGAGACGGCAGCCACTAATCAGGCAGCCGATTATCTGCGGAGAAACTTCACCAAGTCCATCCTGGCGATCAAGCCAGTGGTAGGCTTAAAGCAGATACCTTCACTCTTTGGGTATGTTTCCGAGATGAAAGTAACCGAGTTCTTTGGAGGCATAGCGGACTTCTGGAAGTCCCCGATTGATAACTTCAAGTTCCTTTATGCCAATTCTGAAGGCTACAGGGCTAGGGTATCGCAGGGCTTTGAGAGGGATATAAGGGCTGCTGTTGCCAAACACGGCAATAATAAGCTCTCTGGCAAGACGGGTTTCCTTGACTGGTTTCTACTGCAAATCAGGATGATGGATACCTTCGCCGAGGATACCACTAACAGAACACAGCCGTCTTTCGGTATCGACACGCTGTCTGCTATCCAGAATGGCGGGTCGTGGTTAAAACTGATGACCATGTTCCAGAACCAGCCCAACAAATACTTCAGGATGGTAGGTGATAATGCCAGGAATTTCAAATATGGACGCGGGAGCAAGGCTAAGGCGGCTTCCACCATACTCTTAACATGGGTAGTTTTGCCGATGCTTTTTCAATTCATCGCCGATGCTTTCCAGTGGAAAAAGGAAAGGCAATTACGAGCTGGTTTGCTCGGCCCACTTAACTTTATCTTGATAGGCGGTCAAATGGTTCAATCAGCTTGGGGATGGCTGACCAACGAGCCGTTCGACTACCAGGTCAGCCCAGTAGTACAGACCACCGAAGATTTACGCAACATCTTTATGAAGTCCAAGAAGCTCTACGAGCAGGGGCAAGACCCCTTCAAAGACATCCAGATTGATGATGTGGCCGTGCTGGTAGAATATCTGGCGAAAGCAGGTGGGCAAGTTATAGGATTGCCGACCCCTTACTTTGTCCAGGTGGAAAAATCACTGAGAACTAAAGTAGGCGAAGACGAGGACATTGAGGTCAAGGACTTTATTTTCAGTCAGTGGTCTATGGAACCACCATCCAAGAACTCCGCACAGAAGGTGGAAGATGCCAACCTTAAACTTGGAGAGGTAAAAGAGGGGCAAGAGGACTTACCACTCACCGAAAGAGAATTAAAGACCTATACGACCGTGGATTGGTTCAGGGAAATAGGCGATGCCTATAGTAAGAATCTCCCAAGCGATGTCTTGAAGGATAAGAAGTCTCCTGCAGAAAGCAAGGCATGGGCGAAATACGAAATGGCGAGAGCCGAGGCCGATATTCTCCCCGATGCCCCTCTCTACAAGATAAACACCGAGGATAATGCCGATACGATTATTGAACTATACCAGCAATGGCAGGCTCGGCAGAGGATAGACAGCCTGGAGAAGCTAAAGGAATTTGACCAGCTTTACCCCAATGCCAACTTGGGCAACGTCACCCGGCAGCAGTATGACCTTATTAAGAAATATCTGGAAGCGGAAGACAAAGATGCTTTCCTTGAGGCTCACCCTGAATTAAAAGTAAATCCCCGTACCGAGTGGATGAAGGCAAACCCGACCAGTAACGCCTTGTTAGCTCTAGGAGGGCAGGCCAAGATACAGACGATGGATGCCTTCAATCAGGCCGAGAACTTGATTAAGGAGCTCGACATACCCGATAGCGCCATACCGGAAGGCGTGTTTCCTCCCAAAGGTTCAGAAGAAAACTACTTTAAGTATCAAGAGATAGGTGAAGAATATGGCTGGAATAGTTGGGAGATTCAAAAACTGCTTATTGAGGATAACGACCTCCTGGAATTCTTAGGTAGAGAGCCGATAGACACCCCTGTTGAAGTCCTTGACCTGAAGATAGCCAATAGAGAACTCGACCCGGAATCACCAGAGTATAAGGATAACGATAGGCGCATCGAGGCAATCAGTAAAGACGGCGATGCCGATAAATGGGTGGAACGCGGGAAGTTGATAGACCAGTACGGTGCCGGTAGTTCCGAGGCTAAGGTCTGGCTACTGGACAATCCCGATATTCACCAGTGGGCGATTGAGCAGGGGATACTTACCGATGACGGCTCTGATTGGAATGAAGATATACTCAGACTCAATGTAGAAATGGCGCAGTTAGACCCTGAATCCGAGAAATACAAAGCCCTTGAATTGAAGAAAAGCGCCTATTCCAGAGTGTCGGCTGAAATGGTTGACCAGTATGTTGAATATTATGACCTCCCGGACACGGGGTACAGGCGGGAGCGCTATTTAAAGGACAATCCAGAATTTACCGAAGCGATGGGGCTTAAAATGCCCGAAAAAGTGCCATCTGGCAAGTATGATGAGTTGCTCGAAAAGGAAAACAAGACCCCGGAAGATTTAATCAGGATGGAGGCTTATAAGGACTATGTGCCTGATGAGTACGTAGAAAGGTACGTGGAGTTTGAGAGCCTTCAGGATAAGGGTAAGCCTGATTACTGGCCGGACGATATTACCTGGCGAGGCGAGGACTGGTATCTCATTGACCATCCTGCATTTTATGAGAATATCTACGTTACTCACATGGGGTTGAAAGAGCGCAACTTTGAAAATCTAAAAGATGAATATCGGAAGTATTACACCGAGGAAGTCTTTAACCTCTATGAGACCTGGAAAGGGTTGCCTCAAGGGACGGAACGCCGGAACTTCGAATATGACCACCCTGACCTTGACATGCTCCTGCACATAGAGAAGGGAACGGCGCTGGAAACAGAAAAGAAGAAAACTGAGACTGAAGATAAGACCAGTGACGGAAAAAGTAGGCGGGAGCAGATAGCGGAGTTGAGGGAGAGAATCAAGAGGTAGTATCAAGGGAATGGAACTGCTGTTGGCAGATAAGCAAATTGCTCGGGTATCAAGCCTATAACGCTGGCGATGAAGTAAATTACGAAAAGAATCAACAGGAATCCTAACCATCCACCTAATTTTTGTTCCCAAAATACTCTCATATCTTTACCTTCCGCCTCCGCCACATTAACCAGATGGCCAGAAAATAAAGAGCAAAAAGCACGAACGCAATAATCCCACCATTAAAGCCTGTATAAAGTTTTATAGCTCCATATCCTAAGAAGAGGGCAAATATAAGCACCAAAGTTGCCAAAATCCTTAGAAACGTTTTCACCCTTTCATTCTACACCCTCTTGTCAACAGTAGGGTAGGGGAAAGGTTAGAAAACGGTTAGAAAACGCCAGGAATTGCGCTACAGTGCGCCACACAGTATTCACCGAAGCCTCACGGAATATTAACGTGGGGCTTTTTCTATTAAGGAGGATTAAACACCAAAATGGACGAAACCGAAGGAAAGAATGCACAGGACTCTTCCCTGAATGGGGACACTTCTGGCGACGCCGGAGGGAATACTTCAAGCGAGACCTATACGAAGGCTCAACTGGACGAGGCAGTTGTTAAAGCGCGGAGCGATGCTCTGGCTAAGGCTGGCCGGGATGCTAAAGCACTAGAAGCAAGAGAGGTTTCCATTGCGGAGCAGGAAAAGAAACACCAGCAATGGCAGCGCGAGCAGGAAGAGGCTGAGGCCGAGAAGTACCGCGATGACCCGGAGGGGATGAAATCCCTCCAGGAGAAGCGAAGGCAAAAGCAAGAGAGGGAAGCATTGGATGCCGATAAAGCCGCCCATGCCGAGAAATTAACCCGCGCCGACGAGCTGGAGCTGGAGGTAAATGTCTGGAAGGCTGCTCAGTCCAAAGGTATTGATGCCAGCGAACTCAAGGATGTTTGTGCGGAACTTGGCCTCAAAACAGAAGCACAGATAAACCGCCAAGCTGAAATCATGGGCAAAGCTGCAAAGCCAGACACTCTGAAAGTTGACTCCAATAGAGGTATCGGAGGTAGGGACCTTTCCAACCTAAGCCCTGACGACAAAATCGCGGAGGGCTTACGACAAGCAAAGAAAAAATAATAATCCGGAGGTAAATTAAAATGTCTATGACATTAGTAGAGGCAGCCAAGCTCTCAAACGATATTCTCCAGCAGGGCATTATTGAGAAGCTGGTTTATGCCGACCCCGTCTTTCAAAGACTCGGGTTCAAAGACATCAAAGGCACTGGTCTGACCTATAACGTGGAAAAAACGATGTCTGGTGCCAACTTCTACAAGGTGGGAGATACATGGGAAGAGTCAACCTCTGAAGTTGACCAGACCACGGCAGTACTCCGCATCCTGGGCGGCGATGCCGACGTGGACAACTTTATCCAGAAAGTCTACTCCGATACCAACGACCAGATGAAGGAGCAGATAAACGCCAAGGTCAAGGCCGTGAAGGACAAGTTCCACCTGGCCATGTGGTACGGCTACAACACCGGAGAACCGAATTACTTTGACGGACTGCACTATCTCATCCGCAGCTCAACCTCTCCTTACGATAATGTGGTGGCCGTATCCGCCACATCAGGCACGCCTAACGCATTATCTCTTGAGAGGCTGGAGAAGGCGGTTGACCAGTGTAAGGACGGCGCCGACCTTATTGTTATGACCAAGATCATGCGCCGGTACATCAACAAGTACCTGAAGGGCGTGGGCGGCATCACCAGCGTCGATGTTCAGGGTAAATCGGTTCAGTCAGTTCTTGATGTTCCGATTGCCGTTGATGACAAGCTCTCCAACGATGAGGCTTGCGACCTGGCTTACGGCACCGATGAATCCGGCACCACCGTCTATGGTCATCAATATACCGATGGAACGGCTCTCGGAGATGATGACAACAGTACCTCTATCTTCGTCCTAAAGTTTGCCGATGACGCCTTCTGTGGCTTGCAGCAGGAACCTATCACCACCGTTCCTGTCGGGCAGTTGGAAACCAAGGATGCCGAGAGGGTGAGAATCCGGTGGTATGTCTCCATCATGCTCCAGAAGGTCATCACCTGCTCCAAGGTCACTGGCGTAGACCCGGACGGCACAGTTACAGCATAAAGGTCGAGGTAAATAAGAGTAAAAAGCGAGGTAAATAAAAATGGCTGGAACAACTCCAAAGAAAACGATATACCCATTCGCAGAAATGTTCGAGATAACTTGTAGCAAAGTCCAAGATGAAGCTGTTGACATCTGGGAAATCCCCGCCGGCACGATGATTACGCTGGTACTGGCAAAAATCAAGACGGCGGGTGTTGGTGCCTCTAACCTCATTATCGGTGACGATGATGACGATAACGGTTACATCCTGGCCGGAGACTGCGTTGTTGCCGTAGATACTGTCTACGGCGATGTTGCCGAGGAACGCGGGGTGTATCTTACCGGCACCACTATCGCCACCTGCCAGGGAACGCACAAGCTATACAAATCGGCAGGCAAAACACTCAAGATTGAACAGAGCGGCACACAAACTACTGCTGCCGTAGTCGATGTCTTTGTCTTCGGCTATCGGTATCACGAGGACTAAAAGAAAGGGGAATAACGGGGGCCGGGATAACCCGGCCCCCGGGATATCATGCAACCTTTTACGCATGGAAAAATACAGAGATTTTTAATTGATAAAGTGCAAGCTCCGATTGTTGCACTCGGGGAATTAATAGCTGACCAATATCCCGAGCCAACTAAGGAAAA